TTTTATTATACTCTAATGTTTCTCTAGCTAATTGTGACGCACCTTCTTTATAGGCTCTATCAGTAGCCGCTTCATAACCTCTAAAAAATGAACTTGCTGGGCGTGCTACCTGCATTGGCTGTACATTGGTCATATATCCTGGCATCCGTAACATTATTTCATACCTCCTACTAATTGACCGGCAATTTCCCCCGCTTGCTCGGCTAAACCTCCATAAATATTGCCTATCTGGTTAAAGTAGTTTGCCTCTATGGCCCCTTTTCCCATTTCAATGTTTGCTAAATTTCCTGAATGGGTATACTCCATAGCTCCACGGCTTGCTTGAATCCCTGCTTGTTTTTGACCACGTTCAACATCTAATCCTGATTGATATGCTCGCCCTGCCATCATTCGCCTACCCAAATCAGCCGCATATGATGCTTGTTTACCAGCAACACCAGCTAAGGCTTGATTTAAACCAGCTTGTTGTCCTGCGGCACCATAACCATATTGGATCAATGGCTGATACCTACCTAATGCGCTTGCATACTCTTGTTCCATTAATTGTTGATATGCTGGGGCAAAACTTGCTGTAATATCGGCTGAAGCCCCTAAACGCCCTGTTTGTGCGGCTCTTGCTGATAACAACTTAGTTAGCCTTGCTTCCTTAGAGCTATAAATAGGGCTATCAAAAATAGAACTTGGTTGATTAAGCATTTTTTCGTAGCCAGATAAGGCCCTAGTTCCAGCTTGTGCATATGGGTCAAATCGCTCAATCCCAGCTTCAATATCCGCCCTAGCAACATCTAAATCACCTCTAGCTCGTTGGTATCCTGCCTGCATTTCTGCCATACCCTGTTCCATACGTTGCAAGCCTAGATCATAAGCGGTATCAATATCAATTTCGGCTTGATCCATATACTGATCATATCCCTTTACTTCTACATTCTCAGATGTTATTTCTCCTTTTTGCAACATTTCTTTAAAAAAACCGCCCCCTGGTACTCCAGTTAATTTGTTAAACTCATCCTCGCTCAATTGTCTACCGTCTGGCATATTGTATACTCTTTTAGTTCCTCCACGCATACCAGTTTCAAGACTTGCTTGTGCACGCTGTGCCGCACTCATTTTTGCCCTTCTTGCTTTCTCTGCTTGGGCCCCTTGTATTATTGCCCCCCCTAAAGCCACTGCCCCTGCAATTACACCCATATTATTTTAACCTCCTACTATATTTTTTTTCAGTTAATGTATACCCATTACGATCGTAATATTTGGATAAGTCGTATTTTTTATCTACACTAAATGCAATCTCATTGACCTCCAACATAAATGCAATATACTCCAACTTATATATCAAACTTAATACAATCCTTCCTTGTTTTACCTTGTTTAAATCTGGGTCTGCCTGCATTGCAAATTGGTATATTAGATTTGTTGTTGGGCTATACATTTCAGGGATAATCATTGCAAATAATCCCCCAACAATCACATTATTATCTACACATTTCAAAATAATATAATCGTCACTTTCAATTTGTGCCTTTAATGTCTTTTTAAAATAATCAGAATCGTATGCCCCTTGGAACTCCATCTTTTTATAAGACTTACTCGCAATAACTTCTAACGCATCTATATCTGTAATTTCTGCTTTTCTAACTTTCATAAGTTGCTTTTTGATCCATACTTTCCACAACATCAATTAACTGGTTTAGCTGGTTTCTTACTGACGCATCACTTAAAATAACGTAATCTTTCAAACGATTTATTAAGGTAATTGCTGAGGCAACATCTGTGCAATCAGCGTAGTCACTTCTATTTATGCCGTCTAATCTTGTTGGAATAATGTGTTTCTTCAAAATTCCTCCTCGATACTAGATAAAACAAACTTAGCATTGTCTGGCATTTTAATGTGGTATTGGCGGCTATAATACGGCTTACAAGAATTATACAAAATAGCCCGAAAATTGGTGTCGCCAATAGGCCCAAGTTGTACCTCTTTAAAGTTGCTCCATGACTCATTTTGGTCCCGATGCCTAATAAGTATTCTAGGGGAATCTGTAACGGAACCTTCTTTACCATCACCTCGTCGAATACGGGCAATGACTTTCTTTGGTTGCTTGAGAAAACCATCGGACCCATAATTAATGTGACCGGTGATGATTTCAGCATTAATTGTATTTCCATCATCTGAATGAGAATCAACATCCAATTGATATAACTTACCATTATTAATATCCCCAATTATGTGTTTATTCCAAGTCGATGCATATGTATAACAATTCGCTCTGAATAGGCTTCTGGTTGACGTGGTTTCATCCCATGATGACCATTTATAGTAGGCTTGGCTGATATAATCATAAACAAAGGTTTTCTTGTCCGATGGGAAATTAAGCATTAAAAAGTTTCTCCCATTTATTACAATATTAAACGCAACCGCATCCTCTACCGTTGATAAGTTTTGGATTTCATTATTAATCGCCATCCCCATATCAATGTAGCTACTACCTTCTAACATAACTAACCGTCTTGTCTTATCTAGGAAAATCATGCGTGTTCCATCAATAACCACTGACGCATAAGGGCTTGCTAATCCTATTTGTGCGTATTGCGCTTTAACCGAACTTAAATATGGGTTTAAAAAGTCACCGCTTTGTCCCCAGATATCAATATTGGTACTAGAACACACTAGAAAGTTATTAGCACCTTTAAATAACCCCTTAACATTTTGTTGGCCAATCATCTGGTAGCTATCTGATAATGTCCATGAAAATGGATTACCTGGAAAACTAAACTTCCATGCATTACTATTTTTTTCTGAGCATATTAAATACGAGAAAAACTCAATCATATGGGTTACATTGGTTGGGGCGGTACCCACTAATGGCGGGGTACTTGATGCACTTAATGTCTGGGTGTTAGCTGTAAAGTTGGTAAACATAGGGGTACTATTAGCAACCATAAATAAATAATTGCTTCCACCATACTTAAACTCGTTAAACTGTACTCTTTGATCAATTGGTAACGTATCCCCTGTAATATCAGTTTTAGCCCCATAACGATCTGTAATCATAAAGGTTTTACCTTTACTTACTGCAACTAACTTTCCTTCATCTACGCTAAAATAAACCCCCATAACATCGGCATTGGTTCCTAAATCAGAAAATAACGAATAACCAGCACGCTTATGGAATGCATTAAATTCATCAATAAAGCCATCTTGTACTAACTCGCAAGTTGATAATAAGGATGTACTATCAACATTGTAATACGGCTTGCTTAATTGAACTTTTTGGAAAGGCATTACCCAGGATAATCCTTTTTAACATTTTTACGGTGTAAGTAAAACTGACCCTCTTTTAATATTTTGTCTTGGTCAATATCGTGCCAGAACTTGTCTATTTGTTCTTTGATGTCGTCGTATTTTTTATTCCCAAATTGTCTCGCATAGTCATAGTTGTAATCTTCGTGATCTGGGTTACAACGGTTTTCATGCTCTTGTATCGCTAAAACACGCTCATATTCAGCTTGGTTTTTATTCTTGTAATACTCTAATGCCTGAGATAAAGTTGTAATTTCATTAACTACTTTACCCGATTCATCTTCAACCATATCAATAATAGGAAGATAATGGGTTTCCCCAAACCTAAAATCTCTTGGGGTGGCCTTTGGGTATTCTTCTACTTTTTGGTTGTTAATATAATAATTGTACATAAGCTTCTCCTTGTTATATGACCCGATTTGGCAATAATGAAATTCTCACCCAGTCATTAGCCGCATATGAGCTAGTAGATATAAGGCCATAATCCCCATAAAAATTGTATAAATCATGATTATTGGATGAATTAAGCTGATATACTGAGGGTTTAGTCCCATTACTAAATTCATACTTATATGTCATATCTTGCATATTTAGCCCATGTCTATAATGAACATAACTGCCTGATGAATGATAACAAAAGCCACTATGGACCATTGGTTTTCGTCCGGTTGACCCATCTGACTTGGAACCATACACGTCTAATCGGTGTGATGTCGATACGGGGGATTTATTACTTGATGATGTGTTATACCTTGCCCATTTCGGCATACAGAATATTGAATCTGATTCTACGGGGTCTCCGATTTCGAAAATAACACCCTCGACAGTCATATAAGTCCCCCCATTCTTTTTAATTCTTAACTCTTGAGAATCTAGTGAAATCCCATCCATATATGAATCGTACAAAACTTGAACAAATGAACCTTGTGAGACATTATAAGTATCAACATTTAGATATCTTAAATTACTTGATGCCCCGCCTAAGCTAACAACAACTTCACCTAGGCTTGAATCTTGTAAACCAATTAAATAAATTGCTTTTACATTTGTTGGCGTTGTAATTGTTACATAATCATTGTTTGTTCCTGTTTTTTTTCTTCGCCCTAAAAATGATTGTGCATTATCTTCTGTCGTCCATGTTCCAGTGTAAGTAAAATCGGTTGAGTCTGAACCGACCGCATAACTCTCCTTCCCACATATTAATGATCGAGCACAGGTTGTTGGGTATATAGTACCACTGTAATGCGCCCAACCCGATATCCCTAAATTCTCTGACCCCCCAGCTGAGGTAGTGGTTAACTTAACCGTATGTACCCCTTCGGGTAATGATCCATTGTCAAGCCTAATCCATACAGGGCGACCCGCATCATAGGAAGGGATTGATACACTAGAGTTTTTGACATATGTGGTGGCTCCATCAATTGTCACAGAAAATGTTGCATCGTATGTACTGTAGATATACGCAATAACGTAAATTGAACTACCATAAAACTTATATTCAACTGTAGCAGAATTATGCGATGTGCTATTGTTAATGCCATTCCATAGTGCCGTACTTGATCCAATAATATTATCCCATGTACCACCAAATAATGTGGTTAAAGGGGGAACATCGTCAATAGTTGTTGGGGATTGTGATAATAATGCCTTTTGGGTCATTGGGGTTTGGACTAAGTAGGTTGCGTATGAGAAACCTTCAATATATATAGTATCAGTCCCACTCAGCACGGTTACCTTGACTTTATAGTCGCCGTATTCTAAGCCTTGGTATAGCTCTGTTACATTATTGTAATTGCTATCCCCCGACACTCCAGTAGAAAAAGTTTTTTGAGAGTGATATGTTGATCCACCATCATTACTCAATTCAACCGAAATAAAGCCTGATGATATATTGTGCTTCAAGTATATTAAATTAACACTTACTCCACTAAAACTAAAAATAGCTGTTGAATTGGCTGTACTGGATGATTTAGCTCTGTAAAAAATATGACTAGAACTATCACTGTTTCCCCAAGTCCCACTATACACAATTTCCCCATTAACAGAATCAGCCGGAACCAATATTGTATCAATGTATTGCAAGTTCGTTTTATCTTGCTGAATATAATCGAATTTAGTGTCAAATGGAATCTGCTGAAACATTTGCTGATTATCGTAATAGCTATTTTCAGTGTCTTCTTTCTGGTTAATAGAAAAGTTGGTCTTAAAATGGCCATCAACGTTTTTGTTTTTAATGGATATTCTTGCATCTAAGATATCACGATCATAAATGGTATTCCCTGCGGTACTTGCTTTTCTATAAACGTAAGCTATTGGGTCTTTGCCTGCGGTTCCTGATGGATATGTTGGATTGGCCGCCGCTGTACCATCAACAACGCTATATGTGCCTGATGACGCATCTAATTCCACTAAATCCCATCGTGGGTTTGAAGCGTCTGAACTTGTTAAACTAACGGTAACTACACTTTCATTGGATGACACATATACCGCACCATCACTGCCAAAAAATGTACTTGATGCCCGATCATCAACTTGCACGCTTTGCCCTGGGGTTCCAGATTGGGAACATTCAAAGTTTCCAGCACCACTTATATACACATAACCTTTTTCAGTGTTAAGTAATGGAACCTGTCTTAAACCACCTATCTCTAGCTTAGTCATATCTAATGTGCCATCTGCATCATAAATGGCTGCTTTACTGTTAACTACATCACCGGCAACACTACCATCTACTAAATTTAATTCGGGGGCTGTTGAGGTTACTGCTGTTGAATTTAATTTAAGTTCGGGTGTATTTACTGACCCTTTAAACTCCACGGCATCGGTAACTGAATCACCACCGGTCCATATTGGTTTAACTTCTTGAACTGCACTTCCATAGGTTACACTAGGGGTTCCTGTAAAAAACTGAAAATCTGGGATCTCTGGGGTGCGATTAATAGTAATAGTCCCAGAACTCTGGTTAATTGTTGCTGTCATTGTCCCTTTAACCAATACGTTGCTAGGGAAATTTAAACTTGCACCAACTGAAAATTCCGCATCCTTAAATAAGAAAGTATAATTAACTGCTGGGTTTACATCATCAATAGCTGATTGAATTGCGGTATTAGTAGTACCATAATCAGCACCAATATCAATGTATAATCCGCCAAAATCTACTGAACTTGAATAACTAATCGTAAAACTATCATATAATACACCAGCCGGGGTTTTGATTTGGACATAATATTCCCCATCCCCATACACATCAATTTCACCTTTATTCCCCAATGTAACCCCTGATGACTGATCAATTACGCTTGTTTTATTGATATCTGACCATACAGTTTTAGCCGTGCTCGCCGCACTACTTACCCAAAAATATGCTTTATAATTTTTAAGCGGCTGACCTGATGAATCATGTAACCCGTTAAGGAACAAGTCCATCTGTTTAGCTTTGCTTGATGACATTTAATTAGACCTCCTAATATACATAATTCACAACATTCGTCACTGGGCTTACTGGTGCGAATTCCAATGACTTTGTTCCACTTTCTTTTTCTTCTAATTTTCGCTTAATTAATATTTGTTGCTCGGAACTTACGTTGTATTGCATTGCTAACATATCAGCAACGCCATAAATAATTTGTGTAAATGTGTCTGAAGGCAAATTTAATACCGTACTACCTTCATAGGTTTCAGCTCTTAATTGAGCTTTATAATGCAACACATACCCATCAATTCCCACTGAATCCGGATTAGGATACAAATGAGCTTTTTTGTTAACGCCTATATTTTCAATATAAATATGAGTTGGTTTTCCTTGGGATGCTTTTTCAACTACTGGCTGAAAATTGTAATCAGTAACAATGTCCAAGGTTGTATCTTCATTATTTTTTCTAATGTATGCACTTTCTATACTAACCTCATCTGACTGCAAATCAAATTGACCAGCTCTAACATAATTGCCAGCCGCATAAGCACTCCCACCCGTAGCAGATAAATCCTCTTTAAAATACGTTCGCCAATTTAAACCAACATTTGGCTTTTCATCGGGTATGGCTTTCCATGTGATATCATTATCAACAACCGTGTAATTCTGTATTACTGGGAATGTTGGGGCACTACCTGCTGAATCACCAGCATTCTGTGCTTCATATCTAAACCCATTATATACACTAGGATAAACATTATCCCCTTCAGAATAACTTGTTGATGTTGCATAGGTGGTTATAGTAGGGGCTGTAAACGCTTTAATACAACGATATCTAACCGCTCCCTCTAATACAATGCTATCATCAGGAAAAACATACTGCCTGTTGGCACGTAGGAAGAACCGGCTACCTAATTGTGGTAAATTATCTAAATATCGGTTAAAAGCGAATCTTGCATCTTCCATTTGCTCTATGGAAGGGTCTGACCCCTCCATATGACCATTTAATATTTTTATAACTTCTTTTAGTAATTTATCTACGGTAGCGGTTACTCCATACGTTGCCATAATTAGAACTCCTGAACCTTAGCTTTTCTACCCCTTTTAACTGGTTTCTCGCTAATAACAGGTTCCTTTTTAGTAGGGGAGGCTACTTCAACCTTTTTAGTCCAAGACCCCAAAGGAAAATCATCAGGGACTTCGAAAATTTCACCTTCTTTTCGTATTCTTTCATAAAACCCTATTTTGGTAGCTTGAATTAACATTATTGTTTCACCTCCTTTTGTTTAAAAATTATGCGATACCGTCTGCGTATGCTGTGTTTACATCTGACACTGTAGTTATATAGGTAGAAAATTTACCAGTGGTTAAATCTCCGTTTGCTACAGTGTATTTAACACGAATGTATCGCTGTACTGAATCAGAAATAACCAAACCTACTGATAACTTAGTTCCTACGGCTGATGTTGCAGAAAAAGTACCAATGGTTTGCAATTCAGTGGGAGAAGAAAAAGATGTGTTATCATCAGTTTCTAACGTCAACGTCATGGTTGAATCTGAACTTGCATCGGTCATTGCTGTGCGTACTAGGCTCTCAATATATAATGGGGTACCTGCGCCAATGTTTCGACCAATTTCTAGGTCAAGATAGTTGGTGCTAGCTCCAGTCGTAAGCTGTTCTGCATTATCATCAAAAAATAAATTTTTATCTAACATGTGTTACTCCTTAAGAAACTGCGGCTTCTGTATTTAACAAAGCGTCGACTCGCTTTACTGGAACTTCATCAAAGTGAGCAACTTTTTTACCAGCAACTGTATCAAAAGTTAATCCACCACCAGAAATAACATCATTTCTAGTTTGTTGTCGAAGAGCAGTACGTACCTTTCTATTCATGTAAAAACATGCATTGTCTAAGTTCGGTAACAAATCCATTGCTTCAATCATAAGTTCGGGCAAGTCTGCCGCTGAACCACCTGCTAAATCAGAAACGTCAATGTTACATATACGAACACAAAACCTCCAATCTTGAACAACTAACGTGGATTTCCATTGAAGGGTGTGTTGATAAACTTTTAATTGGCCATTGTCATCATTGAAATCAAATCTGCCGTTGTCTTCATGTTGCAATCCAGCTACCGAACCTTTAGGGAACGCACAGTATACTTTATTAAGGCCATGCCCAATTAAGTAAATTGAAGCGTTGTCTGAACCCGTTCCACCTGCATTAAGTACATTGGTAGAAATTTCATCTGATGCGGAAAGACTTGAATACATAGGTGCTAAACCACGGAATTCATTTTCATCTGTTGATGGGTCACCATAAAAAAAAGCTGTTGTATACTCTTGATTCATAGCTTCTATGTGTGATTTTAGGGCATCTAATCTAGCTTGGTCGACATTACCGCCTAATTCCATAATGTCTGCGGCTTCCATACTGTTCGCTTTTAACATTTTAAAAGGGAAAGTATTTTGCGCCGTAGTTGAGCTTGACTTAGGGGTTGGTTGCCCAATCTTACGCCAATACACGGCTGGCAAACCAGTTCGCATTGAAACTTGATGTCCAGTGGCTAGATTGCCTTCTGTATGTACAATATCATCTAGTATAGAGTTATTTTGGTGTAGTAACTCTGCTATTACTTGGTGATTACCTATTGGGTCTGTTCGCTTTGCGAAATCTAAGAGAGTTAATCCACTCCCTGATGCGTTTAATTCGGCCATTATTTCCTCCTAAAAAAATAAGTTATTTTCTGCCATGCAATCTTGCGGCTTGAGTTAAATAAGGTGGAACATGGGTTGATAATGATGCTGGCTCTCTATCAACAAGATGAGGGCTATTTTTTACTCGATTAAGTCTTTTGGTGACTTCATCAGGCTTATTTTTAAGCTCCTGTTTTAATCTTTTAATTTCACTTTCGTATTCAGCGTTTATGTCACGCAAATCATCTACGTCATGCTGTAAACGAATCCGGTCCACAATGTGATAAAAATTAGTTGGGTCTAATGAGGCTAACGGGTCTTTTTTAAAGTGTTTGATTGCATCATTGGTCTGGGATTCATCAAAACCAAATTGTTGATAATCCTTAGATAGTATGCCAATAATGTCATCTTTAATGTCGGTCATTGTCAACGCTTCCATTGTTTCTGACTCCGTTTTATCCAATATCCCTTTATTCATTTCGATATTGTGTTCCATTATCAATAATCGCTCTTGTTCCTGGGCCTTTCTCGCTTCTTCATCACGCTTTCTTGCCTCTGCTGGGTTATCTAGTGCCAATTCGTTGTATTCATCATCAGAAATGCCTTTAGCTTTTTCTTTAATTGACTCAAGCTCTTTAGCAATTTCTTCTAGTCTCTTATTTTCTGCACCTTGTTTCCCAATGGTAATATTGCGCTTGTGAAGTTCACGATCCTTTTCCTCAAGCATTGTTAATACACTTTCGTCGGTTATTCCGTCTTCAATGTATTTATCTCGGTTAAAAACGAACTCCTTTTTTTTTCTTTTTTTACGAGGCTCATCTTGGGCCTTGTTTGGTTCTTCGGACTTTTTTTGTTCTACGTTGTCCGCATCGTCCTCAACTACTTCATCAACCGCTTCTGCTTCTTCGGCATTGGGAACTTTGCCGTGCAAGACTTTTGCTTGGTTGTATTCTTTTTCCTGAGTGACTTCTTCGCTCATTTTTTACTCCTTCTGGGTCGCTATGCCCTAACTTTTTAATGTGAATTTTTCCCAAAAAAAAAGGCCCCACAGAAAAATTACTAAGAATTAATCTGTGAGGCCCATGGTAGTTCCATTAAGCAGTTATTATGATATTTACAGAATTACATAAATAATATAAAATTGTCAATTATTTATTGTTAATTGACTAATTTTAACTTTGATTTAATCCCTTATCAATTACTTTCATTCTTGTTTCGTGCTCAAACTGTTGTTGCTGTCTAATGTTTTGGCCTTGCTGTGCAATATTAGTCTTTTCAATCTCAATATTATTTTTCTGTTGTTCTAATTGTGCTTGCATTTGCTGACCTTGTTGGGCGGCATTTAACAATCGTTTTTTCTGTGCTTCATCAATATCTGGCCTTAATTGCAATAAGAAATCTGCGGTTATTCCTGGGACACCTTGTTGCGCTAATTGTGCGAAAGTAGCAAAATTTTCATCAGACTTAGTGGTATAGTACGGCCCGTAATCAATAACAATATCATATTTAAGGGAATCAGGGTTTTCCCATATCTTTTTGATTGCCTCGGCGTTATATTGCGTAAATGAAATGCCGTTAATAGTAAATTCGTCATTATTTTTCATTCGCATTTCATTTGAATGGTTTTCGAGTATCCTGTAAATTCGCTCAGGGGTATACAAAATACGATACATTTCAATTAATCTAAATCCTAATTGACGCAACATGATGTTATAATTATCAAATAAATATTGAATATTAGCTAACGCCGCATTACGTCTTTCACGGAATAATGGTGTGGACTGAACCCCTCTAACACCAGCGACCCCTTCAGTATTAAAACCTGAAATTAAATCAATGTGTTTTTCGCTTAATTGAGCAAGCTGTAATAATTCTGTTGGAAAACGAGGCGGGGTTTTTTCTCTCGGGGGCTTATCAGCGTTTGCAACTTTAAGTAATGCGCCTGGGGTTGAACGCCCTTTCTCATAATTCTGCTTATCCTTTTCATCATTAAAAGTTTCGTCATCATAAATTTCAGCATTTGTTCCAAGCCGCATTAATGCCTCAATATAACTTGTGGTACGCTTATTTAATTCGTTTTGGGGGTCAATTAAATCATAAACCTCCCCTTTAATGCGTCCACGGCGTTTAGTCGCATAACAAGGAATTGTCATGTATCCATCAAATTCACTCAACCTGTCATACAACATGATATTTGCGGCAAATGTGCCAACCCAATATTCTGTAACCCGTCTTGTATCTTTGGTAAACCCAGGGATACTAAGGATGCGTTTGCGAGTTTTTGCATCTAATAACCACGATTCTATTGCTCCATCTTCCCCATCTAAATAATACTCATCTACTGGATTAAAGATAACAAGGCGTTCTTTATACTCTCGACGTGTAATGTCCATCAATCGGTACTTTTCCTCGTTAATGGTGCGGTTATCAAATAATAAAAATGGTTGCTTTGTATTTTGTTGATACCCTGCTAAGTTAGCCATAACGTTTGTGCTGTTCATGGCCTCAACATCTTTTAGTTTATTTTCAGGGGCAATTCTTAATAAATAATCTTTAGTTACCCATCGCCACTTAACGACACCCTCACAATCACTGAGGTCTTTTTTAAGGTGAGGCATATAATTCACCTGCTCCCATTCCTGGTGTTCAATCATAGGGTCTCCATACTCAACCCCATGCTTAGTATCTATACCTATATTAATATTGCCCCTACCGGTAATAATCATATCAGTAACAACTTCACTTTGAACGCTCTTATAATCGCAATCAGCCAAAGTATGTGTAATTAACGCATTATATACGTCACTTAACGTGGCATCACTACCTTCAGTTGGTTTAACTTTGGGCACCATTGGATCGGACCGGAAAAATCCAACTAACGTATTTACTTTGTTTTTAATTACATTAAATGATAAATAAGGCCGATTCCTTTTCTGTAATGTATCTTTAATAGATTGATCCCATTGATATTCCCCACCAAAAACCATTTCCTCAGCTTTTACGGCATCTTTATGATAATAAGTACAATCATTATCATAGGCTAGAGCGGCAATTTTAAGATACTTATTTGTTATTTCCTCATAATTTTCTGTTTGCTTTTCCCTTTTATTGGACGGAATACTTAAATATTGGTCCAATATCTCATGAGTGTGCCCATTAACTTCTTGCACAAAATATCTCTCTGGGATAACCATTGGTTCTCCGGTGTCTGGATTTGGTATTTCTTGACCCATTGACCCTGGGTTATACCAAATTTCGTGTTGATGCCCGTCATCTTCATTGGCGCTTGTAAACCCAATAATCCCATCCCCATTTTCCGTAACACTTTCCGGTTCAACGGCAGACCTAATATATATAATATGATCGTGGCCTAGAACCTCCGAACTAAGTTTTAACATGATTTCCTCCTATAACGCCATCCAAGCGTTGTCTAATTGATGAATAATATTCCCTGAAACAAATGATCTATCTTTTTTTCTTTCTTTAATTCTCATTGTTACTTCATATCTGTTATAAAAGCACATCATTAATGCATCGAGCTTGTTAGGACTTTCATACCCCAACTTTCCACGCATTTCTTTTTTAAACCCAGCATTCTTTTTACTTACCAACTTAGATTTACCACTCTGATGTTCTGGGTCCTCCATTAATAAACTTATTTCATTTATTAATTCCTCATCATCTGGGATATATATATTGCCATTTTCAAAAGCGTCTCGTAGTCTAAACCCTAATTCATCCCTTAAACAATAATAGCGGTCACTTCTTGGAGATGAATTACCTTTAATCCCTTTTAATTTGGTATACCCCATGGCAACCAATTTATCGTAAACGCCTTGCCCAATCCCCACCGCATCAATGTAATATTCATCTGGCTCGTAATCACTAAGTAATTCTTCATACCAAGCCGCCACCACTTCTGTATTTGGGCTTGTGTTTTTCTCAAATCTAATAAGTTTACGCCCTTTCATAATGGCGCATTGGCTAGGGTCACCACCACCACCAACATCAAGCGATAAAATAAGTGGGGCATCTTTTTCTGGCTCATAAATATCATAGGATTCAACCGATTGCCGAATCCACTCATAACTTATAAATGATCCGTCATCGGTTAATGGGGGTAACCCTAAAACGTTTACACGGTACATATTGCTATCTACACCGAACTTGTGTTTCATGTATTCAATATGATCTTTACTTACCAAGGTGCTATTTTCGCAATTTATTTGGTGAGTAATCCAATACTGTGACATCTTGGGACTATGGGCATCAATTGCCCAACCTGTATTTTTATTCGGGTTGAATATATTAAATATTACATTGTTAGCCTGTGTACACGTATCATCTATCGCATCAAATACGTAATTTGGGATACCCGGGGCCTCATCCGTAATAAATAGCATATTATCAGCGTGTTTACCCTGTAACCCAACGGTATTTTCTTTATTATTAGCACTTTGACCAAATGTAATAATCTTAATTGACCAACCTTTAGCCGCATTCAACTTTTTATCGCCTTGCCCTGTATATAAAACGGTTTCCCCTTTAACCTCAACACATTCACGCAAGTAATTACCCTCTAACCCGTAAACTTCTATGGACCGGTTATACCATTTACTGATTTCAGGAAATAAACCTGCCATAATTTGATCATACTTAGGCCCAATTAAAAACACTTTGCTGTTGTCATAACACACCAAAAACCATAACGAGACTAAGCTCGCAATGGCTGTTTTACCACAACCTTTCCCAGCCATGGTAGACACACCTTTTTTCTTTGATAATTTTTCCTCAACCTCATGTAATTTTACGCCATTTCCCTTTTTCCACTGGACAAAACATAAATCCGCTAACGACTGGATAATATCTACCTGTAACGGGTCTAGCATGTAATGTAACCCTAGTGGGCCTGGGCTAGTACCGTATAACTCGCCTTTTTTATCAAGTTCTTCTTGTGTTAAATGGAACCCAATAACATCTTGGACAAAGGTTATTGGCTTAGTACGCCATTTATGGATTAACTCCTCGTTAGCCGTAATCATGGCTTAATTGTTTCCTCAACACTTTCTTTGTGGTGGAAAAAGGCTGGCTTATTATTTTCGCACGTTATCCGAAATGATAACTCAATTTTCCCGTACCCCTTCTTTAACGCATTAGGCATGGAGGCTCGGGCAAGCAAATACTCGTGAACCGAATCCTCCATCTTGTTTTTTAAATCATCAATCGAAAACATGCGAGCGCATAATACTCCATTTATTGTGGATTAATTCGCTTCATTAACTCGTTTTCTTGATTTTCTATTTCTTCTTGTTTAACTTTTATTAAAGCCGCAATATCACGTCGCTTTAAGAAATTATGCAAAGAAATATATGAACATCCCAATGGCTCCCCATCTTTCCCCTTTATATCATTTAATTTCCTTGCAATTCTTGCCTTACTCCAATTGCGGTCGCAATACCACGTTAAGATAACATTAGTGTATTTGTCAAGTTTGCTACCACGCTTTGACCCCTTTTTGGGTCCGGGCATCCGCCCAGCCGCCATAGCCGAATATAACCCATCTTTTGTTCGTTCACTTAACTGCTCACGCTCAAACTGGGCAAAAGACGCTAAAATATTAACAAACATCTTAACCGCCGGGGAAGGCTTCTTACTGTCTAATACCAATCCTTCCTTAATTAAGTGAACTACAACCCCCTTCGTATATAAATCCTCAATTATTTCATTGGCCTGTCTAAGTGTTCTGGCTAACCGAGATATCGAATAGAATAATAAATGATCACCATCCTCTAATTCATAAACCCGGTTAATCATTCGATTCTCAACCCCCTTAGTTGAACTACAAATAACATGAATCATATCCCCAACTTCCTCATCAATCTTAAATCCATGCTTAGTGCAATACTCATATATAGCCATTTTCTGCATAGCTACTTCTTGTTTACGTGTCGAAACCCTTAAATAACCTACTGCTCGTGGTGACATATTAATAACCTCCTTACCTAATAAACCGCTTCTTATTGTAGGCACGGTTTTTTCTATTTATATTCTCTTTACTATAAAAATCTTTGTTGACCTGGCTATCGTTTATTTGTAACCCAGATTCAGTGGTATATTTGAATGGAACCCCCGTCCTATTTATAATTACACCATCAATATCCAGGCTATACGCTTGACCATCGTCATAATAAGCCCATACATTTTCATAAAACTTAAATTGCTTTTTTGCATTACCTTTTGCTTTAGTCCCATATATAACAATCCATTCACCATATGACTTAGGATTAGCTATCCAACGACTAAAAATATCGCCAAATAACACTTTAAATCGGTCTATTACACTCTGTATTATCATTTTAATATCCATATCTTGGTAACACCCTATACCCACTTATCCCATTATCATTTAACTCAATCTTCAAATCGTATCTAGCAATATCCGCATGCTTACCCTTCACTAAATCCATATCAATAATCTCTTGGATATCGTCACGGTATACCTTGCAACCACTTCCCATCCGTATTATGGAATTTCCACACGTATTAATTGTACACTCGTTACCCGTCTTAAATGTTCCCATCCCAGACACCTGGATTCCACTACAATCCTTTACCTTCCCCTTAGAATTATGGCCAATTAAGATATCGCAATAACTACCAACATTAAATGCTGTATTAGTACCAGCTAAACACGTTAAATTATCAAACGTTCGAATATCACCATTATTGCCAATCTTTACCTCGTTACCCGATAACCCACGGACCTTTGTGTTATCCCCAGCCTCAACATAACAATGGGCACCAAAATAAAAGGATACCCCATCTATGCCATGGAAATAACACCGAATATTGCTTTCCTGGGTTCGCAATACCTTACTATTCTCATCCCACTGAAATAAATCTAAGTCTAATAACTCGTCATTCTTATGGATTCGCTTTTGAACTTGTTGTTTATTCATTTCCTGCATCCTTAAAAATATTGTTGTATTTAATATATATCTGCCCTATATCCTCAATTTCACGTAACGCGTTATAAACAAGGAATGGGTCAAGGTTTGATTTCCATTTATAATAATGAAAAATACATTTGCTATCACTTAATTGCAAACCCATGCTATATAAAATCCTAGCAATCTCCTTTTTAACCCCATCCCCCTCTATATCAATCCCTAACCCCTCTAAATACTTAATGCCTTCACCATTATCGGATATAACAAGTGAACGTGAACTATCGTCAGTCTCTCTTATATATAAATTCCAATTAGTCCCATAAAGATTTTCCAGCTTATACGCATCCTTATCTTTGGTTGTCTTTATTTCATGTCTTGACCCTATAATATACATATACTTTTCAATTAGTTTCATTATTAACTCCCTGAACAATTCCTAGTTTTAATATTTGGTCGTTTATTGCTATTTGCTGGGCATTCATAGAATCAACCCTCATCTCATATCTAACAATCTCCCTATAGGCATCTGCTAAATAACAATAAAGGGCTCTATAACTTTTAAATACATTCTCTGCATACACATCATGGCCAATTTCTCTTAACTTTTTGTTTACTGCGAGGTTTTCTTTTGGATCAGTATAAGCATCATTTTCGTGACCAAATCCAAAATTAATTTTTTCATCTGGATATGATTCAATATGCTCCCAGTTATCACACATAAAAGAACAAATACTTTCTACTTCACGAATCTCAATTGGTTCTTTTGCTCTTTCAACTTGTAACTCCGCATCTTTTTCGTTAAGCAATTCAATTAATTCTTCTCTATTTTTCATTTCTTAACCCCCTTAACAATCCCTAGTTTTAATATCTGGTCGTTTATTTTTTGCTGTAAGTCGTCAAGGTCTCGCTCCCGTTGGCGTAGTTTTTTTTCTTGTTGGTTTAGGTGTGTTTGACGTTCATTTTGGCGTTTACCAACCGACTTAATAACGTCACATCTATACATTTTTTCAAATTGTAATGCATGTTGTAATTTTTCTACCTTTGATTCTAGATGTGTTATCAGCTCCCTTTCCTTTCTTCTTAACTCCCTTACCTTTTTATAAATTTTAAATATCAGTTTCATTTATTTTCCTCCAATCTTTTAAAAATATATACCAACCCATAAATGAATATGGTACCCACTCCCATAAGCCTAAATAAGTTAATACGTGTAATCCAAGGCTTATGGCTATCCCATTAAATACTTGTATAGGGGTTATCATTACTACTCACCTCTTGACTTACAATATTTAATATTCTTTCTGATGCATACCTAAGAAAATCTGGGTGAAGCATAACTACGTATTTTACAAAATCGACGTCATCTAGCCATTTTTTATCGAGATACTTTACAATTCGCCACTCATACTTAAGTGCTATTTTTATAAGATTAATATCATTTTTTTGGGTGTCTCTTAAATCCTTTAGTCTCATACCGTCATATTTGATATATGCCTTTATGATTTCTATATCATCTTTAAATTGATCTGGTATTGGCTCAGCTCCTCTTTTAATTGCATCCAAAACAAAATTTCTATCGTTAAGCAATTCAGGGGCAACACAACTTAAAGAATACCCGCATATAATTGCATTAAGCATAATCTCTTTGTTTTTACTAAACTTTTTGGCAAAACTTTTTAAATAACATTTAGTTCTCTCAGTTATATAACTATAAGAAGACTTAAATTTCATGCACGAAATAGCCAATAATATATCTTGTGGGCTTTGTAAAAGTACGATTTCAGATAATTGATCAAGATTAGTCACCTTCCCCCTTTTTATTAAGCCAAAAATGTATTCTAACTCAGTTTCGTTTTTGTAATTTTTATTCATTTATTTCTCCTTTACTTCCAATTTAATTTTTTTTAGTGGGGATAGTGGGGTTCGTAATAATAACAGCCGCCGTCAAAAATTTGGGGGTGGGGGACCCTCCCCCCGGTTTTCCTGAGC